ATCTCCAGTCAATCACCTCGGGAAAAGCCCCGAGTGATAAGACTTTAACACTGACAGACTAACGCGTCAAGCTAACGCAGTGGGGACATATCCGCATTCGGCGGGATTGTCCGGCCACGATGCGGCGATGAGGACTGGGTTAGCTGGACTGGACCGGCCAGGGGTGGGGGTGGGACACGGACTCGGGCGGCCCTGTACCTGCTTGGGTGTTGCTCACAGAGGAAAACCAGTTTTTTAGACCCCTGTTAAATGTTTGATAACCACCGCCGAATCCCCCGGGATACACTGCACCCAGCTAACCAAGTTCCAACTCGGTGTATATGTGCTAACATGTAAAGATGTCCAAGCTAAAGGAACTAGCGTCTTCCGTCCGGGAACGCGCTGCCGAGGCCCTCCCTACTATGTTGGAGGACTACATCGCTGCCGCACACGACAGCGACGATCCCGAGGACAAAGGTAAAGCTGCCGACAGACTGGCCAAGCTAACAGGGCAATTCAAAGAAGAAGACAAGTCCCTGAACATGCCGGTCATCAACTGGTTCATCGGCAAGAACCACGAGATTCAAGCCACGATCGTGCCTCCGGTCGAGATCGTGGAATCCACCCCAGCGGAAACAAAACTGCTGGAACCACCGGAAACCAAACCGGAGTCCATTACCTTTGCCTTGGACTTCGACTTTCTGAAACGTGAGGAAACCGTGGCTAAACCCCCTGCATTCGTCGACAGCGAAATGGGCTCCGGCGCAGCTCCTGCCGGCGCTCCGCCTGCCAAGAAGTCGCCGTTCGGCAATTCCGCCCCCAAGGGCGCCCCTGCCAAGAAGGCCAATCCCTTCATGGGCAAACCCCCCGCCAAGAAGGCCGGTAGGGGTCGCTGACATGGCCTGGGTCAATCCGCTGGATAAACTGCCCCAGGTGCCCGTGGACTGGGCTAACCACATCATCTGGGGTGGGGGCCTGGGAATCGCGCTCCTGGCCCTCCTGGGCGACTTCCTGGCCCTCCTGGGGGTTCTCGTGGTTAGCTTCGCCAAGAAGATCGTGGACTACCACCTGGAGCACGAATCTCTGGAGATGTGCGTCGGTAAGGGTTTCGTGACTGCCGTCTGGCCGTTCACGATCTGGGTGGCACTGGGGGCGCAACAAACGCTTCCCGTCTGGGTTAGCGCGCTGCTCGGCTGATGCTCAAGTTCGCCCCCAGCCCCACGGGGGCGAAGTTCCTTGAGTCGCGCAAATTTATCAAGGTAATCATGGGCCCAGTGGGCGGCGGGAAATCGTCGCTGGGCCTGATCGACCTTGTATCGCGTGCGTTCGCCCAGGAGCCGTTCCAGGGCGTGCGTACGACGCGCGGGATCATCCTGCGCAACACGATGGCGCAGCTGAAGTCCACCATCAAGCCGCTGATCGACCAGTGGCTGGTGACCATGCCCACCCTCATCGCCGGCCAGCCGATGGGGAAATGGCGCCTCACGGATAACGTGTTCGAGATCCGGGGCAAGCTGCCCGATGGCACCACGGTGCACTCCGAGCTGTGGCTGATCGCCGCAGACACGCCTGACGACGTCCGGCGGCTGCTGTCGCTCGAAGCTAGCTGGGCCTGGGGTGAAGAGTGCCGCGAGCTGGACCCCACCGTCTGCGAGGGCCTGCAGGGGCGCGTGGCGCGGTTCCCGGCCCGTATGTCTGGGGGTGTGACGTACCCGGGGGTGATCTACTCGACCAACCCGCCTCCCATCGGGACGTACTGGCAGGAGCAGATGTCCGACCCTCCGTCCAATATGGAGGTATTCATGCAGCCCGCTGCGCTGCTGGACGATAACTCGATAAACCCGCTGGCTGAGAATCTGGAGAATCTCGACCCAGATTATTACCAGAATCTGGTCATGGGTAAGACCGAGGATTGGATCGACGTATACCTGAAGAATAAGTTCGGCTCCGGTGGATTCGGCGAGCCGGTATTCAAGGCGACGTATAAGCAGTCGTTTCACGTGGCCAAGGAGCCGCTGAAACCCGTGCTGATAAGCACGAATAAATTCATCGTCGGGATGGATAACGGGCTGACTGCAGCTGCCGTGATCGGCCAGATGGATGCACGGGGGAGGGTGAATATTCTCCAGGAGGCGTATGTGCCTCCGGGCGTGACGATGGGGGTGGAGTCGTTCCTGGATAAGATACTGATACCTAAGATGAATGCGAAGCTCCCGCTGCGGCCGGAGCATTTCCTCTTCATCGTCGACCCGGCCTGTTTCCAGCGGTCTCAGGTCAATGAGGTCACCATCGCCCAGGTCATCGCGGCCCGGGGGTTCGTGGTTAAACCCGCAGCGACGAACGTGCCGGAGCGGCGGATATCGGCCGTCGAGGGGTTGCTGCAGCGGGCGATCGATGGGGGGCCGGGGCTGCTGATATCGCCTGAGTGCCCGTGGTTAGCCCAGGCGCTGGACTGGGGGTATCGGAACAAGAAGATGACCGACGGCTCGCTGCAGGCCACGCCGCAGAAGAACCACCACAGTCATATCGCGGACGCGCTGCAGTATCTGTGCTTGCACTATAACTTGCTAACGAACCCCGCCGCGCGGCCCCGGCCCAGGACGAACGAAGTTCGGGTCAAACCGTATACTTACGTGTAAGTCTGTGGTGTAATGGTGTAACCACCCATCCTGGCGGAGCCTGGATTCATGCCGACTACTGACAGCAGCCTCCTGTACGCCCTGGTCCGAGCGGGCATGAGCCCTGCCAATGCCAAGGAGGTTGCGGCTAGCGCGACCAACCTGGGGGTCGGATTTTCAGTCGATCAGGCCGCGAATATCCTGGTCAGTGGCGCAGCGTCCTCAGGTAATACTACGCTGACGACCAGTGCGGCTGCAAAGATTACCAGTCCTGGAGTGCTGTCTGGGGTTACGTATGACGGCTCTAACCGCGCGACCAGCTGGACGATCGACGGCGTAACGTATACCGCGACGTATTCGACTAACCAGATTCTGGTGACTGGCAGCGATATCACCACAACCCGAATTACATTGGACGGCACGGGGCGTATATCCGCCCTGGCGCTGCAGTAAATATGCGACTGTTTAACAGTAAAGAAATTCGGCGCACGACTATCGAGGCTTGGGCTGCGCACCCGTCGCCAGCCGACGACCTGGAGTACCGCAGGGCCTGGGCGATGGGTAAGCTGGACCCTGAGACGTGCACGGACGGGCAGGTCGATGCCGCGTATGGCGGCGACGGCTGGCGCTCGATTGCCCCCTGCGTCGAGTGCGGGAAAACACCGAACCTGATGGCGCTGCTGGCGTCGGAGACGATCTCGCTGTGCGCCCCCTGTGCGCAGGCTGCGGTCGAGCTGATCGAGCCCCCACTGGTCGCCACGCAGATTCCGCAGATCACCCGCGCAGCTGCATACAACGCCCCGGCGGTCTACGGGGGCCTTGTGTCCACACCCGTTCCGGTCAAACCCATCTTTATCCAGCGCGTGAAAGCTGCTCTGGGACTCACACCGAAAGGCACCTGAAATGGCAACCTCTGATTCCACCGCGCAGCGTAACGCGGCCCTGCAAACCTTCATCACTTCGCTGGGCGCCAGCGCCACGTGTAAGCTCTACTCGGGTACGAAACCCGGCCCTGCTGTCGCTGCTACAGGCACCCTCCTGGCTACTCTTACGTTTGGTGCAACATCTGCGCTGGACGCTAACGGAGGCACTGCTGGGAGCGTGGTGTCTGGTATTTTGACGTTGGGCGGGTATACACAGACTCGTGCCGCCAATGGAACCCCCGGATACGCCCGCTGGAGTACATCGGGCGGTGTAGCGGTACGCGATACGGACGTGAGCACGTCTGGCACTGGAAATCTGGTGTTTACGGGTACTGTGGACACGACGATTCCGATTAGCGGAGTCATAACGTACACGGACGGAAACCCGTAAAATTTCATGGTTGCGCTTGTCAATTCGACGTATCAGGTCGCCGTCGGGCAGACGTTGTATGCGGGCATATACCCGGCGACGTTTTCGAGTACGGCAATACTGTCCGGGGTTATTGCAGCTGGGAGCCTGCTGAGCACTGCTGTCGTCAACACCGGCACGATAACGCCTACCGGGACTCTGCTGACGTCGCTGTCCGCCACAGCCACGAGCGGAGTGGGCACGAGGCCATTTAATGCCACTGTGCTCCCGTTACGTGGGCAGGTACCTGCGGGCTCGACTATGACGACGGCTGACGGCACGGCCCGCGCGGCTGTGCTTAGTACCCACACTGACGGTAGCGCGGCTGTGGTCGTCGTATCCGGTAGCACCGGTTCATCGGGCTCGATCCCGCTGTTCCTAGCTACAGGCACAGACGGCACAGCGCTAACCTCGTCAGCTATCGCAGCGCAAGTTACGTCAGTGACGGTGAATTTCGGGGCGACGTACGGAGCCGCGTCGATAAATAATTTTGCAACCCCAGAGAAAATTTGGTGGGCGAACAGTAAAACCATATGCGCCAGATACCGAGCGATGGCGGCGACACCGGGTACGACGGCGCTGGAGATCGTCGTAGATATCCACGCATGGGCTGATAGAGCCCTCGTAGAAATCGTCGTCGAGAACGGGAAATTCGCCGCAGCGACGGCTACGAATGCCAGCCTGCCAGCATCGGCCAGCTACACAGCTGCGGTGGTAGCGATTAACGGCGCAACGATAGCTACCGTCAACAGCAATGGGGCTCCTGAGGCCCTGCATGCCCCGACCAGGGCGTGGTACGCGAAGGGCTGGACTGGCGCGGGGGACCCTGGGTTACGGGTAATGCAGAACTACCTTGACCTACAGATGCATCCGCTGCTGTTCAAGACCGCAGTTGCGAGCACGACGAATTTGACGACCTACGGCGCTGACGCATACACGCCGTGGTCCGTCGTTCGTCAAGCATCAACCAGCATGGGAGGCTTCGGAGACGCGCCGTGGATCGGGCCTTTGCCGACGTGGGACACGCTCCTGCTCGCCACAGGAGACGCACTGGCCGCACAGAGTGTGGAGGCTAACGCGCTCGCCGTTGTTGGTTTCAATATCAATACCCGTGATACTGCCGCAGGTACCGTGCCAGACGCTACCATGCTCGTCAACAAGACGCAAAATGGCAGCACCGCTAACTGGCCGAAAATTACAGCCCCGCACGATGACGGTGTACATGGCGGGGATATGGGATGGGAAATTGCCCACCCTCCGGCCGTTGGTTTGATGGCTTTCATAACCAGACCATCTCCAGTATTTATCGAACTAGCACAAAAAGTCGCTGTATGGCAGGCCACCTGGGCGGCGTCCCCCTACGACCAGTCAACGAACGTCGGAGATATATGGGGCACTGTTTACGATGACGGGTCAGGGTACACATCGCCAACCGGATACTTCGGGCAGCCTTCGCAAGTTCGAGGCAGGGCCTGGGGTATTCGTGCCATTGCGCATGCTACATTTTTGAGCCCAGACGGATCGGCCTGGAAGACAGGCGGGCGAAAATGGCTGGACATGAATCGTGTTGGTATCGATGCATTCCGTACGCTTGTGCCGAACCCGCTCAACCTTGTCTATAACGGCACTGCACGGCAGCCAGACGACATAAGCACCACAGCAGCTGGGTTCCAGCATCGGTCCTGGATGCACTACTACCTTGTGTCCGAGCTGTGCAAAGTTGCGACGGCGCAGCTGCTTTCAGATTCTGTAAAGCAAGCCGCGCTGAACGTAACAACTGATTGGCTGGCCTCTGGGATCGTGCGCTACGTTACGGAACAGCCGAACGGCGGATGGCGCTACGTGTGGGGTGGGGACGATACAGTCGGTAGCAGCAATAACCCAGTAGCTAACAGCGTTGCGGGTATCGGTAGCGCTGCTACCTGGGGCGCTGCCCGTGCGTACACCTGTACTGATGCTCCATCCGGTACGACCGGGTTATGGGTTGCACTTGATAGCGATCGTTTGTTCGCCCCGCTAACGTATACCGCAGGCGGTCCTGAAACCTAT